GGCGCCGTAGTTGTACACGTCTTGCGTGTTCGCTCCGCCGGCGTCGATCCCGTATGCACTGATCTGGATGGGCTTTCCTCCCGAGGCGTGGGCGAACGCAGTGCGACGAATCTCGTCGAGCCGCTTCCACACGCTGCCGTCCGCGTCGGGCGGGTCGGATGGCGACCCGTTCAGAACGATGTGGTCGACAAGCCAATGCTCAAGCCCGGGGCCCCACGCCTCGATTTGGACTTCGAGCCGGTTGGCCTGCGTGTCGACTGCCATCGTGAGCACGAGTGCCTTCTCGGGCACCACGCGTGGCGGATAGTCATCGGCGCGGTCCTGCAGTTGCTTCGCCGTGGTGACCGCCTCGCTGTTCTGGTAGCTGAGCCCCAGGCGCGTGTTGTAGAACACCTGCATGGCCTCGTGGTCGCCCTTGGCGAGGCGATCCTTGGCCCGAGCGTATTGGCGAGCCAGCGACAGCCAGGTGATCGCGCCGACTGGCATGTAGAACGCCGACAGGGTCACGCTGATCGTCTCGCCGTCGCCACGGCTCTTCGCGACCCACCTTGCGCGTCCCCCCATCCCTTCATCAGGCAGCATCACGGCTTTGTGGTGCTCGTCGATATCGCAGCCGCATGCCGGGCACGTGAACCACGCCCGATCCATGAAGCCAGTGTCTGGATCGCGTTGGTAGTGGAAGTTGGCGAGGTCGAGCTCGTGCAGCTCGCCGCAGTGGGGGCACGGCACGTGATAGGACTCCTGCGTCCCCATCTCGAACAGCTCGTCGATCTTCGAGAAGCCCTTGATGCTCGGGCTGCTGGTGTAGAAGAACTTGGCGTCGCTGGCGTACTGCGTGGCGCGGGCTTCCGCGATCTCGACCGGGTCGCCTTCCTCGTCGACGCTGCGCTCGGCGCGATCGATCTCGTCGAAGTAGATGTAGGGCGCAGAAACCTCGGCCAAGTTGGCCGCCGAACCTGCCGTGTTCATGTAGAGCGTAGCGTCGCCGAGGAAATCCTTGGCCTGGACGGTGTTGCGCGAGTCGCGGCTCTTGGCCGTGGCCACGCGCTCCCGCAGCACGGGGACGTTGCGGATCATCGTCGACACGCGCGCGCTGAAGCGCTTGACCAGCGTGTCGGTGGGCTCCAGCGCGAGGATGTTGCGCGGCCGGCGATGGATGATCGCCGCGATCCAGTTCAAGGCGGTCTGCGTCTTGAACATCTGCGAGGCGACCTTGGCCACGACGCGCTTGCAGGGGTGGCCCGGCGACAGCACCTGGTGCACCCGGCGCGCCGGCGGCGAGCGATCGAACCGGAAGGCGCCAGGCTGCGGGCTGCTCTTCGGCAGGATCATGAACTCTTCGGCCCACTCGTCGACGCGAAGCTCAGGATCTGGCCGAGCTGCTGCAATGGCGGTGCGCGCCACCAGGTCGAACCCGTCGGCGATGTTCACCGGCCGTGCTCCGCGAATAACCCGCCGCGGTCGCGCTCGAGCGCCGAGCTGCAGGCCGGATTGAGCCACACGACTTCCGTGCGCGAGCGAGCACCGTCGGCGAAGGCCGGCCGATCGAAGCGTTCCCAAGCTTGGAACAGCTCTTCGTAGAGCGAACAGGAGTATCCCGAGATCACGACCATTCCTTTCAGCTCGTGAGCGAGCAGAGCGAAGGCACGGTGCGCAGCATCGTCCATCTCGTAGCGGTAGGCCTTTCCCGAGCTGCGTCCCTCGGTCGCAGTTCCGCGCATCTTCCCCGAGCGCGTGCTGTGGACGTAGGGCGGATCGAAGTAGTGCAGCGTGTCGGGCGAATCGTGATGGACAGCAATCCGCATGGCGTCGCGGTTCTCGATCACCACGCCTTGCAGGCGGTCGACCAACGTTGGTATGGCGCCGGCCAAGTTGGCCCAGTCGTGCGCCGGCGTGGTGCCGCTGCGGTTGGAGTTCGCCCGGAAGCCACTTCGCTCACCAGTGGCCGCCGCCGAGCCGAAGCCCATGAACGACCTTGCAATCGTGCGACGAGCTTGCTCTAAATCATCCTCGGGACGCAGGTATGAAAGATCGAACTCCGCTCGCGCGAAGGGCGTGAGCTTGAGCAGCTCGGCGAGTTCCTGGCCACGGTCGCGAAGCATCCGGAACACGTTGACGACTTCGCCGTCGAGGTCGTTGTAGATCTCGCCATAGGCGCGCGGCTTGCGCAGCAATACCGAAGCGCCACCGCCGAACGCTTCCACGTATACGCGATGCGGCGGAAAGAACAGTTGAAGCCAGGGCGCCAGCTTCCACTTGCCGCCGTGGTATCTCAACGCAGGACGCGTCGCAGTCATGCGTCGTCCCTCGCCGGCAGGCGCTGAAGCATTCGCGCCTCCCAACCCTCGAACGCCTTGCGCAGCTCGGCGGCGAAGGCAATCTCGATGTCGCGCGAATCGGCCAATCCGATCACACGCGGCGCGGCGCGCTGTGGCGCACTGAATGCCGCGTCCCGGAGCGCCCGGAACGCATCGAAAATCGCGCGCTCGACCGTGTCGCGGTCAACGAGCCGCCCGCGCATCTTGGCCAGCTCGATCTCGGAGCGTTCGGCGTCAGCAGCTTCGCGGCGCGTGCGGAAATCGTTGTAGCCCGGCGAGGCGGCCGGCTGTGCTGGACTTGTGCCGGCCTCGGCCGCGACAGCGCCGTCAGAGCCGCCAGCGCCACCCTGCCCTTCGCCCGCGCTGCCTGGCACGCTGGTGCGAGCGCTGTCGGCCCGGGCGCGGGTGTTCTGTTCCCACTGGATATTGGCGACCTGCTCGTTCACCTTGCCGTCGATCAGCGTGATGCGACCTTCGGCGACAGCCTTGGCGACCGCCGACTTGGCGACGCCACGCCGCCGCGCGTACTCGGCTTGCGTGATGAGCGGTGCCCTAGCGTTCACTTCCGCGAGTCCCGTTCACCAACTCGTTCACTTTTGTCCACACCAACGACTGGCGCGCGCGGGGGGGTCGAATTACCCGCACGGGCTCTCAGGCCGGGAGTACCTGCCGGGGGGGTGGGGTGTTGCGCCTGCGCAACGTTGCGAGGGAGCGACAGATCGACCCTCGGGCGGGCGAGCAGGAGCATCGCCTCGTCGAAGGAGTGGACGCGCCGTACATGCTGGTCGATCACTCCCCTCCCTTGCAGTTCGAGACGCGACAAGTTGGTGAGGTACAGCGTGCCCGTGATCGGCCGCACCCCATGCTCATCGAGATCGCGAACATGGTCCAGACGGAAGTAGCGACGCATCGCTTCGGCCTGACGATGCTTGCCGCACCCTTGTGGCCCAAACACGATGACCGACTTCTCGCTGCTCTTCTCTCTGTTCATTCCTCTTTTCCTTTCTTAAAGATCAATCCCTGTTGCGCATACGCGCGCGAGCGCAACACCGCAACCCACGCCACGCCTTGCGTGTTGCGGTGTTGCGGTGTTGCGATGGGTCGCACGTACGTGCACATGCATGCGCACACACGCATGCACCTACGCGCATGTGTGGAGGGGGCGGCAACACCGCAACACCGCAACAACCCGCGCCGGCTGGGCCTCTGCCTGTTGCGGTTAACCGCAACACCGCAACTTGCCGGGCCGTCATTCGTTGCCCCTCTCAGCCTGTTCGGCCTCACTGGGGGAGCGGGGATTCCACCCGCCGCCGATGTACTTGCGCAGCTGCTCACCGAAGGCCCGCACGCTCTCCGTCGCCCACTCGCCTTCCTTGATGCCAGGGGGCGGATCACAGACCAGCAGCATTCGGTACGCCTTACGCCCGCCGGTCACCTGCGTGATCTGCATCGTCTTGACCCGGACGGGGTAGCCCTGCCCTTCGCTGAATCGCCCCACCATCCGCGTGAAGACGTTGCTCTGCAGGGGGAAGCGGTCGCCGATGCGCTGCGCGTACTTGATATAGGCCTGATACGCCTGGTCGACCGAGCACGACTGGTAGGGCAGATCGAGCAGCCCCTGCTGCCACTCCACCCAGAAGCGCTCAGGGCTCTTGCGGTTGATGTCGATCAGGTCCGCCTTCGCCTGGGTGAAGGGCGCGGGCGCGAAGGGATCGAAGCCCGTGCATTCGTAGTGCAGCAGGAAGTTGTAGAAGCGTTCGGCGCCATGGTCCGCGCGCCACTTCTTCAGCTTGACGTAGTAGTCGAACTCCTTGGCACGCGGCGTGTAGACCACGAGATAGCGCCGATCGGAGTTGTCGAGCGCGAGCGGTTGCAGCTCATTCGACAGAAAGACGATGTTGATGTTGTTCGACTCGGTGCGTCGAGGCAGGTTCTTAGGATTGATCTGCACCGAAGGGCTGGTGATGAGCGCCTTCAACCGATTCTTGTTATGCACAAGCTCGGCCCGGCTCGACACCTCATCGCCGATCACCATCATCTTGCCCGAGCGCCAGTCGTTGAACTTGTCCTCGAGCTCGTCCTGGCCGACCAGCACGCCGTACTGCCCGTAGATGTCGACGACCAGGTCGAACAGGAAGTTCTTACCCGCGCCCTCGTCGCCATGCATGATCACTGCCGTGCGCAGCTTGGTGCCCAAGTTCTGCAGCGGGTAGGCGATCCAGCACAGCAGCCAATGCATGATCTCGTCCCGCTCGACCTCGTCCTCGGACGTTCGGCTGACGAGGTAGCGAACGAGATCCAGCATCGGCGCCACGTCGCCATCCATGGGCTCCATCGCCATGCCGCCGAACAGGTTCACGCAATGGTCGCCGCACGTCTCCGTCGGGTCGAAGACAACATCGGTCAGCATCACCGTGCGCCGCTTTTCGTTGGTCTTCCACATGCGCACCATGTCGCTGCCGTGCGCATGCGCCATGTTGCCGATCTTCATGATCAGCCGCGCGCCGCCGTCCCACACGGTGTCGGTGCCATAGATCAAGGCGAACCGCTCGATCAGGTAGTTGAACTTGCCCCAGTCGATCACGCGCTCGGGCTTTTTCTTGTCGGGCTTCACGGGCAGCGATGGCTTCGCGGCCGTGCCCTCCCCTATCCCCGAGTTCGGCGCATTTGCGCTCGATCCTGAGGATGGGGGTGCAGCAGCAGCGTCGCCCTTTTTCTTTCGCCCCTTGCGCGCCTTTCCGCCAAATTCAGCCTGCACGACGTTCGCGGCGGCGGGCGGGCTGGTGCTCTTGCCGTCGTCAGCCATGCACGCGCTCCATCATCCGCACGGCGCCCTGCAGCTGCCGCTGGGCGACCTCGATGCCTTGGCGGATGCGCAGATCGTCAAAGTCCGTGTCGGCGTCCTGCCGCGTGCGATCGAAGACCGGGTACACGATGTCCACGCCCGGCACCTGTTTGGCGATCGCCTTCGCCGCGGTCCGGCCGGGGTTGTTCAACTCGCCCGTTTGCGGGTCGCGCGTGCGCCAATCGTCGTCCGCGCAGATGAGCATCCGCACGCCGGGGTGCAGCTCGCGCAGGATCGGCACGACGTGGTACAGGTTGCCGGCGTCGAATGCGACGTAGACGGGGATCTGGCGATCGAGCGCGGTGCGCACTGTAAGGCCGGTCGCATAGCCCTCGACGACCGCTACCAACTGCGTCGACTCATCCACGCCGCCGAGTCGAAGCGCGCAACCGGGCTTCGAGAACCCGTAGGAATACTTCTTCTCGCCGTTCGGCATGATGCGCTGCGCGGCCTGGATGGCTTCTTCGCGCGGCAGGTCATAGCGAAGCATCAGGATCACGAGCGTGCCGTCGGGGAGATAGCGGCAGGCTTCACCCTGCAGGCCCTTGCGCACCAGGTACGGCGAATGCCCCTCGCGCGCGGCGTAGTGCCACAGCTCGCCGGCGCGCATCGCCGCGATGCGCTTGGATTCCTCGCGTGCTGCTGCCGCCCGAGCAGCTGCTGCCTCTCGCTCGCGCGCCTGGCGCTCACGCTCGGCGGCCGACAGCGGCGCCCAATCCTGCTCGACCTTCGCCCATGAGCCGCCATGCCGGTAGGTGCCGAACGATCCGGTGAGGAACACGCCGCCCATGTCGGGACGGAAGACGTAGAACTTGAACCAGTCCTTGCCTTTCTTCCCACACGTCTTGCGCTTGCCCTCATGGGCGCTGCCAGGCAACGACGCGATGCGGTCCTTGTCCGCGTCGCGCAGCTCGATGCCGAAGGCCTCCATCTGATGGAGGACCGCGTTGAGGTTGTCCATCAGGCGTGCGGCGCCCCGGTGTTCAGCCGGTCGATCTTCTCGGCCATGCGCGCCATTGATCGCGCCGCCTCGATGTACTGACGCTGCAGGTCGGCGATCTCGTCGCGCGGCTCGATCGGCACGGGCGTCCCGTAGCCCAGATCGCCGGCGATGTAGTTGATGCCACCGTGGTGGCCACGCTGGCGCGCCAGGCGCAGGACAAACAGAAGCTGCTCGGGCGAAAGCTTCGCCGGGCGATCGTCGTTGAGGCAGTCCAGCAAGAGGCGCTGCGCGGCGTCGGGCGTCTTCTCCGGCCAGAGGAGCGGACCTACCTGCTTGCTCCCCCCGCACGCTCTGACGCACTCGACCAAGGCTTCACTGAGTGATTCCATTTTCTCCCCCGTTTACGAACGTCGACGAAACGTTCGTCTGCGTTCGTAAAGACTCGAAAAGACAAAAAAACGAGACTGGGCGCCATGACGAAACACAGCACGCAGTCGCACACACGGAAGGCCCCCGCCGCCGCGGCGTGCGCTTGCAACACCACCAACGGAAGGGGCACCCATGAAATTCAACAACGACACGGAAACGATGAATGCGGTCATCGACGGCCTCGGCGCGCTAGTCTTTGCAGTCGTGCACGAATTGCCGCCGGAGCGACGCGCAGGGTTCGCAGCCACGCTGGCGAGCCTCGCGAAGAGTGCGGAACGAGAAGGCGCCACGACGACGGAGGCGCTGTTGACCGACTTGCACCGCGCGGCGATCGCTGCGGCGTAGGGTCGTCACCAACCACGAAGCGCTTGCCGGCGCGCCATTCTGAGAAGACTTTCTCGAGCCCCACGTCAGAGCGCTCCCGGCTGGGTGACGGGCTCCTCGATCCCCTTCGCCCGCGACCGCAGGATCGTGAAGTACTCGACCTTGTCGGGTCGTTGTTCCTCACAGGTCACAGCGCCTTCGGTAAACACCTCGATGAACGGGCAGTGATCCACCGGGATTTGCTTTTCTCCGCTGCCCATCTTCGAGACCATCGAAGCCGGAATGTGCAAATGGTCAGCAAGCGCCTTAGCGCGGCCACGCTCGACGGACAGCCACTGTTGGAGGTTCATGGCGCCGATCGTATCCTAGGGTTAAGCAAAGTCAATATCCACAGGACAGTTTTGGCTTTTACCCCTTGGATATGAAATCGGGGGCATGAAGACCGTCTTCCAAACCCGTCGCGAACGGCTCAAGGAGCTAATTCGCCGTTACGGGACAATCGCCGCGTTGAATCTCGCGCTCGGATGGGAAGCGACAAACGCCCGGATCTCGCAAATTCAAAACGGAAGCATCCGCAGTGACCGCGGTAAGCCTTATGAGCTCGGTGACCCAACGGCACGAGAGATAGAAGAGAAGCTTGGTCTCGAAGTGGGATGGCTGGATACCCCGGTCGAACTCGAAGGCCTGGCCGACGACACCAGCCGTCAGATGCTGAGCTTGTTCAATCAGCTCCCCGCGGCGGAGCGCTCGACGGCGCTCCGCTTGCTTAATGCGCTTGCTGAACCGCCCAAGGCCGAAGGCACGACAGGCCAGTAGTTCTAGCAACGACACCAGCTTCTCCACCATTACCTAAGGACTCACATGCCAGATGACGGGCAACTGCATCGAGACTCGAAAACAGCGACCGGCAACTACCTCCGGGCCGCCGTTCGAGAGATCGACGAGGAGTTTGAGGAAGGTTATGCGAAGCTGCATCCCGAACTGATCGCCGCCGTCATGCAGGTCGCCGTGGCTGAATATGCCGCCTCGCTGTCCAGTGCCACATGGGCAGAGCTACTGCCCGACCTCGTGGATCGTCTTGTCGATGCCATTGAGCATGTTGCGGACGGCCTTGCTGCGAAATAGCAGCCCTTCCGGTTTACAGCTTCCCAGTCGGGCACCCCTTTCCAAGACACAGTGCTCACCAACGCTCTCGCCGGTGACGACGCTGATCTTCGCCATGCAGAGATGACGGGATCGTCCAGGCACGCCTGACGCCTCCTGCTGGTGGTGCGCGCAGTCGAGGCACAACGGCGCGTGGTCCGCGTCTCTCTGTGATGACATTCCGATCTCCTCGCCGCAACAAGCGGCGCATGGGCAATTGTGCACGAATAGTATCCACCAGATATTGACACAGATATCCATTGGATAAATACTCGGCCCCATCAACCGGATGGAAGCCGAAATGCCAACCCCGCTACTTCAAGCCAGCATCAAGCGGCACCTGCCGTTTCTCACGTCGATCGAGCACTCGTTGTTCTCCGCCTCGGCGAAGGAACAGGAAGCGACCCGGCGCACCTTCGAAATCGCTCGCCGCATGGGTGCGCAGCTTCCGGAGTCGCGGGCATGAGCGCGCAGCACACGCCGGCGCGTGCCGATGGTCACAGCTACCTCTGGGGACAAGTCTTCTTCACCGAGCCTATTGGCCAGTGGCTATGTCCCCGCGGTCACTCATGCAGATGGTCGATTGCGCGCACCGATGCTGGCGTGATGGGCCGTTTCCAGAGGCGCCGCGCCGCCATCGCTAAGACCACCGGGAGCGCTTCGTGAGCGCTCTCTTCCACGTCTCCCTCTCCGCCCCCGCTCGCCGCGTCCAGCCGTACGAGCCCATGCCGCTCACGGTCGAGCACTTCAGCCGAACGCTTGACGAGCGCCGCCCCACCGAACGCAGCAGCACCGCACAGATCGTCCCGATGGGCGCGGACGCACCCATGCACCCCGCCGAGCGACTGGTGCTGCGTGCCAGCGCGGTCGCGGGCCTCGCCCTGTTCCTGATCCTCATCGCTGAAAGGTTCCTGCCATGACCACGCGCGACATCTCCATCGAAGACCACGAGGCCCTGCTGGCAACGCACGAGAGCCGCAAGCTCATGATGCAAGTCATCGAGCGCCTCCGCTACCCGGCGAGCGCTCGCGACGAAGCGGTCGGTGGCATGCGCGCCACCGGCGTGCTCGTGGTGTTCGCTCTCGCCGCGATCGTGGCAGCGCTGATCCCGATCGGCGCCGCCATCGTGCGCCACGCGCCGGCGCTGTACGCGTCCGCCCTCCCCGTTGTCCACCAGGTCATCGGCTGGCTGTGATGAAGGCCACCGGCCTCTTCTTCCTGTGCGGCCGCCCGTGCCTGGTGCGCGGCAAGTCGCCCGCCGACGGCGACGTGCACGACTGGGCATTCCCCCTGGTCGAGCGCACCAAGCGTGGCGTGCAGAAGGTGACCGCGTACTGGCGAGGCACCGATGCCGCCATCTTCGTGCAGATCCATCACGAGCGGCTCAAGGCCGGCCAGGCGCTGACCTTGGAACTGGACAACGTCCGCCCGCTGATGGGCGAACTCGTCGTGCGCGTCGCGAGCTGCGCGCTCGCGCCCGACCGCTGGCCCAGGACCGAGGTCGATCCGACCGCCGCCCCTGCCCTTCAACCGCGGCCCGCAGGCTGCGTGACCTCGACCTCCCCATGACCCACATGCTCACGGCCAGTGGTGCCGAGTACCACTACACCGGCCTCGCCGCACTCCAACCCGGCGGCCGGCCCGTTCGCATCGAGGACATCGGGCACCAGCTGGCGATCATCAATCGCTTCCACGGTGCGACTCGGCGTCCGTACAGCGTCGCCGAGCACAGCCTGTTCGTCAGCGAGATCGCCCAGCGCAACGGCTGCACCCTCATCGTGCAGTTGGCCGCGTTGCTGCACGACGCGCACGAGATTTACACCCAGGACATGTCGAGCCCGGCCAAGCGCGCCATCAACTGGATGGCGGCGCAGTCGGGCGGCACCAAGGCATGGGCGCAGTTCGAAGAGGACCACGAGCGAACGGTGCACCGCCACTTCGGGTTGCTCACGGTCTTCAAGTCGCGCCGCGCCGAGCTGCACCGCATGGACATGGAAGCGCTCGCCACGGAGCGGCGCGACCTGATGCCCTTCGACAGCTACCTGCACACCCCATGGCAGGTGCTCGGCGATCGCGAAGTCGACCCCGATCGCGTCATCCTGCCGATCGGCTGGGCGGACCTCAAGACGCCCGAGCGCGAGGCGATGACCTGGCGCGACTGGCGGCAGCAGTTCCTCGATCGATTCGCCGAGATCACGTTCGGCCTCGGACTGGACCTGCGCGAAGGGGCCGCGCCTTGAACTCCCCGTTGCAACAAGCCTACGAGGCCGAGCACGCCGGCGACGTGGCGCGGCCGGCGCCGATCGTATGCACGGTGGCCGGCCCACGCATGCCGTTCTCCGCCGAGGTCTACACCGGCGCCGAGCTGCGCCAGACCTCGACGCGCCCGGGCGCGTATGACGCGCTCACGCTGCCGAGCCTCTTCAACGGCCGCCGCCATGCGCCGGCCGCGCCTGGCCGACTCGGGCCTGCGCCTTTCGCGAACTACGTCCACACGTCGGGACGGGCCGATTTCCTGCGCGCCGCTGCGGCCACACGCCGGTTCGCCGCAGTCCCCGCGCGCACCGGGTACACGCCGCAGCTCGGCAGCATCCCGTTTCAGTTGCTGGCCCACCTGCGCGACAAGGGCGGCCACCTGACATACGCCGAAATCACGCAGCGCTTCGGCTGTCCCGCCAGCAGCATTACCGCCGTCTTCAAGAGCGCTATCAACGCCGGCGTGCTGGTGCGCCACACCATCAACGAGCGCGCCGCCTTCGCGCTGCCGGGCTATGCACCGCCGGCCAACGTTCCGCCGCCCTCGAAGCGACGCCAACACCTGGACGCGCGCCTCGCGCGCGCGCAGCGGCAACTCATCGAACTACAGGCCGAAGTGCTGGACCTCCAGCTGCGCCTCTTGACCACGCCCGCCGCCGAATGAAGGCCGACGGGCGCCGCCTTCAAGTGCGCCCATTTTCGCAACCACTCCCTCGGAAAGCACCATGAAAAAGACTCTCCTACTCGTCGCCACACTGGCCGCCTGTGCCATCGCCGGCGCGCAGAACCTGCCGGCGCCCACGGCGACCACCTACTTTGGCGAGAACCAGACGCGCACGCTGGTCAACGCGCAGACGAACGTCAACGTGTCGGGCGATGGCTCGGCGCTGTCGAGCGTGAGCGTGGACAGTGCAGTCCATGCGAACGGCGCGGTGGCCGTGCTGCCTGGCGCGATCGGCATCACGGGCGATGTCGGCGGCTCGATGAAGGTCGTCGCGTACACCCGCGCCGAAGGCCCCGGCGTGATCAACGCGCAGGCGCTGGGCGGCAGCTGGAATGACGCCGCGTGGAATGCCAACGCCGCACTCGTGACGCCGAACGGCGCGGCGGCGTTGGACGTCAAGATGGACGGCGGCATGGCGAACGCCCAGCGCTACGGCGTCGACGCGCACGTCGATGCGGGCAAGAACCAGGACGGCGTCGCCGTGGGCCAGTACGACGCGACCGTCTCGGCGCTCACCACGATGAGTCAGACGCCGATCCCCGGCGGCGCGCAGCTCGCCACGTCCACGGTGGTGGCCACCACCAACGACTCGAGTGCTGCGGTCGGCGGCGTCACCTTCGAGGGCGGCGTGCCGGCCGGGCAGACGGCCGCGCCGCGCTGGGCGCAGGCCGGCGTCGATGTCGTCGTGCAGACGATGGCCGACGACCCGCTCCACCCGTAAACGAAAGCCCGGCGGTGTAGGGCCGCCGGGCTTCGTGCTTTCTATCGATCACTCACACAGGAATTCTACCCATGACTCGCAATTTCAAGGTCGCGCTGTGGCTGCTCGCGCTCGCTGCCGCTGTCATCTTCGCCGGGCGCGCCAGCGCGGACACGCTGACCAACGGCGTGAGCACCGGCGTGCAAAGCACAGGCACGGCGACCAACGCCGGCAACGCGCAGAACCTCACGGTCTACGGTGCCGAGGCGCCCAGCCCGTACACCTATAGCAACTCCGACGGCACGCTCACCTACAAATCGCTGAGCGCCGCCACAGCGCCCGCGGCCTTCGGCCAGAACACCAGCCTGTGCGGCGCGGTCGAGGCCGCGAGCGCGTCGGTCTTCTTTGCCAACGGCAGCAAGAGCAGGCCGATCGAGATGCCGAAGTGCCTAGCAATCATGGTCGGGCGCGAAGTAGGTAGCCTGCCCATGGTCGAAGGAGAGAAGAAGAACACCGACGGCAGCACGAGCAAGGTGCTGGTGTTCACGCCGCAGGCCGTGATGCGCCTGGAGGCGCTGTGCACGCAGTTCCTGCCGATCGTCGAGGCCGGCGGCTACTACACCTGCAAGTCGACCCGCGATGCGCGCGAGGCCAGGCGCGCGCAGGCACTGCTCGACGGCGAGGCGACACCGATCGCCGCGCGCCAGCAGCGCATGCCCTGGCAGGCCGGCGGTTGAGCGAGGCAGCACGCCATGGCGACACCTACTCAAAAGACCTGCCACGGCGTGCTGCTGCCCGCCGAAGCGTTCGCTGTCGACAGCACCAGCGCGGATGGCCTGCAGCGCCTTTGTCGCGACTGCAAAAAGAAGCTGCGCGCCGCCTGGGGCGCGAAGAACAAGGATCACGAGCGCGAGTACGACCGCAAGCGGCGCAGCAAGGCGTCGATCCTCGCAACCGCCCCGACACCTTCGCGGGCTTCGCCATCTCTTGGGGAGGGGGGGGAACCGAGAAACGAAGTGGCGACCAACGACGGTTTTATGCCGCCTGCCGATTTGCGCGCGCAGAGCAAAGTCAATCCACCCGCCTTCGGCGGCAAGCGAGAAGACACCGAGCGCCTGGCGGCGCAGTCCGTTACCCCCACAGTCGCCTCGACCACGACGACGCCCGGGTTCGCCGATTTGCCGCACGCGGCAATCGTGCGAAGCAAGACGAACCCCCGCACGCATTTCGACGAAGCGTTCATCAAGGACCTCGCCGCGAGCATTCGGGCCAACGGCGTGCTACAGGCGATCCTGGTTCGCCCACTGCCGGGATCGAGGCTGCAAGAGACGCTCGAAGACCTGCTGCCGGGGCAACCACGGCCAACCCATGAGGTTGTCGCCGGCGAACAGCGCTGGCGTGCTGCCGGCATTGCCGGCCTCCGCGCGATTCCGGCCATGATCCGCAACCTGACGGACGCCCAGGTTCTCGAGATTCAACTCGTCGAGAACCTCAAGCGTCGCGACCTGCACCCCATGGAGGAAGCCGAGGGCTACGGCCGGCTACGCGACACAGTCGGGCTGACGGCCGACGACATCGCCGAAAAGATCGGCAAGGGCCGCGCCTACGTCTACAAGACCCTCAAGTTGCTCGACCTGGAGCCCGAGTCCCGAGAGGCGTTCTACGAGGGCAAGCTGACGCGGTCGACCGCCGAGTTGGTCGCCATGCGCCAGCCCAATCTGCAGCTGCAGGTGCTGAAGGAAATCACGGCGCCCGATTTCCACGGCGAGCCGATGAGTTTCCGCAAGGCAAAGGCGCACATCGACGACCGCTACATGCTGCGACTCGGTACTGCCGCCTTCAAGATCACGGACGCCGAGCTGGTGCCGGCGGCCGGGAGCTGCCGCGTGTGCCCGAAGCGCTCGGGCGCCAACCCTGAGCTGTTCGACGATGTCGCGCACGCTGACACCTGCACCGACCCGTCGTGCTTCGCCGAGAAGAAGGACGCGCACTACCTGCGCATCCGCACGCAGGCCGAGGCCCGCGGCCAGACGGTCATCACCGGCCGCGAGGCGAAGGAGATCATGCCGGACAGCAACACGCTGCGCGGCTACACCAAGGTCGACGACCACCAGGCGCTCGGTGGGCAGATGAAGACGCTGCGCAAGGTGCTGGGCAAGGACATGCCTACGCCGACGCTGATCGAGGATCCGAAGACGCACGAGATGGTCGAGGTTTTGCCCACCGTAGTCGTCGGCAAGCTGTTGAAGGAACAGGGCATCGGCGAGGCGCCGACAGTCGAGACGAACGAAGCTGCAGCGCAGCGCGACCTGGCCGAGAAGTTCGAGAAAACGTGGCGCCGGGAGGCGGTCGAGAAGATCTTCGCCGCGCTGAAGAACGATGTCGAGGGAGGCTTCAATGCGCCTGTACTGCGCCAGTTGGCACTGATGTTGGTAGATGGCCTGACGACGGAAGACCGCAACCACACATGCAAGTTGCTCGAATTGGGCCGCATCGCAGCTCGCGAGGCCATTGAGTCGCACATCGTCAGTTGCCCCGAGGAGGACGTAGACACGGTTTTGCTGCTGCTGCTGGTGCAGCACGACGCGAGCAAAGACGGTGCCGCTGATCGCATCGATACCGTGGCCAGCGAATACGGCGTCGACACCAACAAGATCCGCGCGGGCGTCAAGGCGTCGATGAAGAAGGCTGCGAGCGACAAGAAGGTCGACGGCGCCGCGGCGGCCGTGGTGGCGCAGGCCGCGCCAACCAAGCCGGCGCGCAAGCCGAAGGCCACCGCCGCCGAGGCGTCGGCCGCGATCGCCGCGCAGTTGCAGGCGGCCGGCAATCCCAATGCCTTCCAGGCCGGCCAGCGCGTGCGCCTAAAGACCGATCTTCGCAAGGGCGTCGACGTGTTCAACACACGCGGCGTCGAGGCCGAGGTCATGCATGCGCTCGGCGACCGCGCGTGGATGGTACAGCCCAGCACCCTCTCTTTCGCCCTTTCCGCCGACTACACCGAAATGGAGTCCATCGAGCCATGAGCAACCCCAAGACCCCCAACTACATCTTCCTGTCAGGCGAAGCGCAACCGCTGAAACTGGACACACAGGATCGCCGCTTTTTCGCTATCCCCCAGACCTTCAGCGAAAGCGCTCTGGACGCCGGCGTCGCTGCGTGGTTCGGTGTGACCAAGGTGGAAGCAGAGAAGAATTTCATCCACGGTCGCATGCATGCAGCCGTCACCGCGGTGCTGCGCGCCAGTCCTCTAAGCGACGAAGAAGACGCCGGCGCCGCCAGTCTCTCGGTCGACGTGGAGCAGCTACTGTCCGATACCGTGCCTGGCGGGCGTGTCTGCGACCCGCAGGCGGTCGCCGATGCAATCCGCGCTAGGTTTGCGGACGCACATCGCAAGGGCAGCTTCGCAGGCCTCGACCTCTCACGCGCTGCCCGTAGCGTCCTGGCCGAGCGCGTGCGGCAGGTGTCTGCCGAGGCATACACCACCGAGCACGATGACGCTCACTCGGCTGGACAGCTCGGCGACGCGGCGGCCTGCTACGCGCTTGGCGCGAGCCACTGGCCGCAATCTGTCTTCGAGCTTTTCTGGCCATGGGATGGCGCCTCTTGGAAGCCCGCCGATGCCCGCCGAAATCTCGAAAAGGCCGGCGCTCTGATCCTCGCCGAAATGGAGCGCCTCGACCGCATTGCCGATCGATAGCGCGCCGGCGTCGACTCCGCTTCTCAATCTTCAACTTTCCCACCAGCTCAACACCCGAAAGGCCCTCATGAGCACGACTCTCACTTCCCTCCCCGCCATCGGCGCCGAACTCGAAGGCGGCATCTTCGCCGGCGTGATCACCCAGCCTGACGGCATGCACGTCGCTGTAGTTCTGCTGCCAGACAGAGCGCAGGACATCAAATGGAAGGCCGCCGTTGCCTGGGCCGAAAAGCTCGGCGCGCAGTTGCCCACCCGCCCGATCGCCGCGCTGCTCTTCGCCAACGTGAAGAAGCACCTGGTCGAGCGCTGGCACTGGACCAGCGAGGAGTACGACGCCTCGTCCGCCTGGGGTTGCAGCTTCTACGACGGCTACCAGTACGACTGCCACAAGAGCTCTGAGGGTTGCGCCGTTGCCGCCCGCTTGATTCCGCTCACCGCTTGATTCTTCAATCCTTTTTTCCCCGAGGCCACCCATGACCCCAGTCACCATCCAAGCCGTCCAGGCCCGTCAGGCCGAGTTGGCCAGCATGATCGAACAGCTGCAGGCGCAGGTCAGCACGACCTACTTCATCCCCGAGGTCGCCATCGAGCTGCGCGCCGGCGACCGCTATGTCGGGCCCGTGCTCGACGCGGACGGCAGCGTCAAGCATCACCTGGTCCTGATGGCCGAGCGGCCCGAAGGCCGCCTCGATTGGCAATCGGCGATGAACTGGGCTCAGGGCCTGGGCGGCGATCTGCCGGACCGCCAGGAGCTGGCATTGATCTTCGCCAACTGCAGGCCGCACGTGGAACAGAGCTGGCACTGGTCCAACGAGGTGCATGCGGATGAGGCCTCGTGCGCCTGGTTTTGCTACTTCGACGACGGCAACCAGGGCCACGACCACAAGAGCTATGAGGGTTGCGCCGTTGCCGCCCGCAGAGTTCTTTGATCCCTTCGGTCCTTCAATCCTTTTGAGATGAGCCTCGCCAATGGCCCTGCATACGGATCTGCCGATCTACCGGACAGGCGTGCAACTGCTCGACCTCGCCGTCAGCGTGCAGGAGCAAATGCCCCGCAACCTCAAGCGCATCATGGGCGAGAAGATCACGCAGCATTGCGTCGACATCCTCGAGCTCATGGCGCTGGCCAACTCGTCGCAGCGCGAGATGCGCGCAGCACACCTTCAGGAGCTGCTCACCAAGCAGCGCGCCGTGACGGTGATGCTGCGGGTCATCTTCGACCGCAAGCACCTCTCGCCCAGGCTGTGGGCCGAGTCCGTGCAGCTGTTGGGCAGCATCGGTAAGCAGGCCGGCGGATGGCTCAAGACAGCGAACAGGGCGCCTGCAGCATGACGGTCAAGGCCCTCATGCCCGTGCGCATAGTGAATCTGGTCGCGCCGCTGGATCACGAGTCCACCGACATGCACGCCGCGGAGACCGCTGCCTTCGGGCAGGCCCGGTCCGGTGCAGCCGCCACCCTGATCGGCCATGGCCTTCGGGATGACCGCCTACATAGCGCGACAAGGCCTCGTACGCCTGGAATTGCAACTTCAACAACGGCAACCAGAACAACAACCACAAGAGCTATGAGGGTTGCGCCGTTGCCGCCCGCAGATTCCGACCTGTTTCCCCTGCTCGTTCAAGCCTACCTCGACTGCCGGCGCACGAAGCGCGGCAGCGCCAGCGCGCTCGCATTCGAGGCCCATGCCGAGAGCAATCTTTTTGAGCTGCACGAGGAGCTGGCCAGCGGCGCATATCGGCCTGGCCGCTCCATCTGCTTCGTCATCACCCGGCCGCGGCCGCGCGAGGTGTGGGCGGCGCAGTTCCGCGACCGCATCGTGCATCACCTGCTGTACAACCGCATCGCCCCGCGCTTCCATGCGGCCTTCACGGCCGACAGCTGCGCCTGCATTCCAGGGCGCGGCACCCTATACGCCGCTCGGCGGCTGGAGCACCAGGTGCGCAGCATCACGCGCAACTGGAGCCGGCCGGCGCACTATCTCAAGTGCGACCTGGCCAACTTCTTCGTGAGTATCGACAAGCACGTGGTGCTCGATCAGCTGCAGCGGCGCATTACAGAGCCGTGGTGGGCGTGGCTCGCCGAGGCCATCCTGATGCACGACCCGCGGCAGGAGGTCGAGATGCGCGGCGGCCGTCGCGAGCTCGAGCTGGTGCCGCCGCACAAGCGCCTGTTCAATGCGCCGCCCGACCATGGATTGCCGATCGGCAATCTGTCGTCCCAGTTCTTCGCCAATGTGCTGCTCGACGATCTGGACCAGTTCGCCAAGCATCGCCTGCGCGCACCGCACTATGTGCGCTATGTCGATGACTTCGTCCTGCTGCACCATGACCCGCAGTGGCTCAACTCCGCGCGCGAGCAGATCGAGCGCAAGCTGGCCGAGCTGCATCTGAGGCTCAACCCACGCAAGACGATCCTGCAGCCCGTGGCGCGTGGCGTCGACTTCGTTGGCCACCTGATCAAGCCCTGGCGCCGCATGACGCGGCCACGCACGTTGCGGGCTGCGCTCGCGCGCATCGAGACCCTGCCGGCCGAGGAGCTCTTTGCCACCGGCAACAGCTACCTCGGCCTGGTGCGGCAGGCGGGCTCCAGCCACCAAGAACAAGCCGCCGTGGCGCGCGCGCTGCTCAAGCGCGGGCATGCGGTCGATGGCCGTCTAACCAAGATCTTCCATAGCAAGGACACGAGATGAGAATCAACGTCTACAGCCAGGAGTTGACTTCCGAAGTCATCGCACTCGAAAAGGTCAGTAACACGGGCCGCGTCTATCAGGCCGCTCAGCTGATATTGCACAGCACCGAGCGTCTCCATCACCCGCCGATGGACGATGACCGCAGCGCGGTGACGTTCTGGCTTCCGTCGTCGGCACATCGCCTCGAAGAGATGGCTACCGCGTTCGATGAAATCGCACGAATCTTCCGCGCCGGCACCGTGCAGACCACATCGAGCGCCGCATGATCACCGGCATCGATCTCTTCGCAGGCGCCGGCGGCTTTACCACGGGCGCAGAGATGGCCGGCGTGAAGGTCGTTTGGGCCGCCAACCACTGGCAGGCAGCGGTCGACGTCCATGCGGCCAACCATCCGGGCACGGCGCACGCCTGCCAGGACGTGCAACAGGCGGACTGGCGAGATGTGCCGGCGCATGACCTGCTGTTGGCCTCGCCCGCCTGCCAGGGGCACAGCCCCGCCCGAGGCAAGGAAAAGGACCACCATGACGCGCAGCGCAGCACCGCGTGGGCCGTAGTGTCGGCCGTCGAATGCCATCGCCCCGCCGCAGTCGTTGTCGAGAACGTGGTCGAGCTCGCGAAGTGGACGCTGTTTCCTGCATGGTGCAGCGCCATGTCCGCGCTGGGGTACGCGCTCGCGCCGCACATTCTCGACGCGGCAGATCACGGCGTGCCGCAGCACCGCCGCCGGATCTTCATCATCGGCACGCGCAGCAAGCACCCTTTGCACCTGCAGATGACGCCGCGCGCACACGTCGGCGCTGATTCCTTCATCCGTTTCGGCGAAGGCAAGTGGGCCGCAATTGATCGACCGGGCCGCTCTGCCGCGACGCTCGCTCGCGTGGCCGCGGGCCGGGCGCGGCATGGCCGGCGCTTTCTGATGCCCTACTATGGCAGCGGCTCCGGGCTGACCGGCCGCAGCCTCTCGCGCCCGATCGGCACCATCACCACGCTGGACCGCTGGGCGATCGTCGACGGCGACCGGATGCGCATGCTGTCCGCAGAAGAGAACCGCGGCGCGATGGGATTCCCAGAAACCTACCGCCTACCCGCGCGGCACCGGCAGGCTGTGCACATGCTCGGCAATGCCGTGTGCCCGCCAGTGGCGCGCGACGTGATCACTGAGCTGCGGAAGGCTGCATGACGTTCGACCTCTTCGACGACGAGCCAGTAGCCGCGCCCGCGCCGCATGCACCAGACCCTGAGCGTCTCGCCTACTTCCTGGTGCCGGCCGGTCTCAACCGCTGGGAATACAAGGGCGAAATCCTCATGTACGACACCCACAAGGTGGCCGTAGCCGGGCGCGGCCGCTGGTCGAGCATCGAGGGCATCAGCAAGCCCGAGATCCGAGGCGAGAGCCACGTCGACGTCTGCAAGGCGATCGACGCGCGGCAGGAGAACCACCATGCATGACTGCGTCCTCTGCGGTTGCGCCTGCTACTGCCACGGCGACATCGATGACTGCGTGGTCGAGACCATCGAATACAGCTCCGAGGGCTGCGGCTGCGGGGAAGATCCTGGCGCCTTCGACGACGAGGAGGTCGACCAATGAAGGCACTCAGCATCCGCCAGCCCTGGGCCTGGCTCATCGTTCGGCCCGACCTGCAGGGCGTGGAACGCACCCTCGCCTTCCAGCGCGGCGAGATCAAGACGATCGAGAACCGAGGCTGGCCGGCGCGCTACCGCGGCCCGCTGCTGATCCATGCCGCCAAGGGCATGACGCGGTACGAATACGAGGATGTCGTCGAGTTCCTGCGGCTTGATCCTGGCCTGCACGCTGTGCTGCACACGCTGCCAGCCTTCGAGGACCTGCAGCGCGGCGGCATTGTCGGGCGGGCCGACCTCGTTGACTGCGTCACCGCCAGCGAATCGCGCTTCTTCTTCGGCACCTTCGGCTTTGTCATGGCCAACGCCGTGCCCCTTCCCTTCCGGCCGCTGAAGGGCGCCCTCGGCTTCTTCGAGGTCCCCGCGCCATGAAGCCGCAACGTATTCAACTGCAGCGCACGAAGGGCTGGCGCATGCCCGAGAACACGGTGAAGGTCGACCGCTCGACCAAATGGGGCAACCCTTTCACGCCAGACATGCTGTGCGTTTCGCCTGGCTGCAAGCACTACAAGCAGGGCGAACCAATCGGCGTCGCCGGCGCCGTGCAGGCCTTCCGCACGTCATGGGAGACGAAGCTCCGCCGGACGCCGGTAGAGGCCCGCGGCCAGCTTGAACTGATCCGCGGCAAGAATCTCGCCTGCTGGTGCAAGCGCGGCCAGCTCTGCCACGCCGACGTGTTGCTGGAGCTGGCGAACGAACTGCTCGACAAGAGCATGCCATGAGCAGCGCATACGCCCCGAGCTGCCCGGCCTGTCGCACGCAGGACGCCACCACCTTCCACCGCAGCTGCGGCGGATGCAAGGCGCGCAAGGCACATCTGGAAGCCCTGCGCCGCGCTGCGGCCACCCCACCGACACCGGACCAGATGGCCGGCATGGACAGCACCATGCAGCCATTGGAGAAAGGCAGGCCATGAGCATGCTCACCGCAGTGGAGGTCGCCGCTCAACTCGGGATCTCCGCACGCCAAGTCTATGATCTGGCCGGCTCCGGCTCGCTGCCGGGCTATCGCATCGGTCGATCGGTTCGCTTCGAACCTGCCGACGTATTGGAGTTCAAAGCAACATGTCGATCTACCGGGACAAGGCGCGAGGTTCGTTCGTCTTTGACTTTGACACCTACATCGGCGGGGGGCGAGTCCGCGCTCGAAAACGCCTTCCGAAGGCTTGGAATAAAGCCCAGGCTGACGAGTTCGACCGCAAGGAAAGCGCACGGCTCTACGCGCAAGCCAACGGCATCGGTGGTGAGCATCACCTCATCGACGAGGCCGTCACCCTCTACCTGAATGAACGAGTGCCGCAGCTCAAGCAGGGCACCAACGTCGCGCGCGAGCTGGCGTTGATCACGCATTTCTATCGGGGTCGGCCACTGTCGAGCCTGGCCGACGTGTGCAAGGCGATCACCCTGAAATCGAAGTCGATTCCGAAGAGAGAGGGCGAGGAGCCGCGCGAGCTGTCGGCGGCCACCATCCGCATCCGGATCCGCTACCTTACCGCCGCCTGTCGCTATGCATGGAAGCGGCACGGCCTCGGCGATTCCGATCCCGGCGCGCGAGTCGTGGTGCCGCAGGTGAAGAACGAGCGCCACCTCTACGCCGGCCGCGCGCAGATGCTGGCGGTGGCGAAGGCCACGAAGAACCGGCAGGCGCGCATGGTGGTGCGCATGGCTTTCTACAGCGGCATGCGCCTGGCCGAGATCCTGCGCGCGGTGCCGCGCGACGATCGATGGCACCTGTCGACCACGAAGAACGGCGATCCGCGCATCGTGCCGATCCACCCGCGCGTGGCGGTGTGCGCGCGGCACTTCAAGGCGCCGGCACGCATCACGGTTCAGAAGAACATCCGCGCAGCGATGAATGCGGTCGGCATGCAGCAGTACCACCTGCACGACCTACGCCACTCGGCGGCATCGGAGCTGATCAACAACGGCGTCGACCTGTACACCGTGGGGGCCGTGCTCGGTCACAAGGACGCGCGATCGACACAGCGCTACGCGCATCTGAAGACCGACGCGTTGGTCGAAGCGATCGGGAAGATTGGTCAAAAATCCCCCACCACGAAGCTGCGGCGGGTAGCCTGA